AAACGGATGTTATTCGTAAACATTTTTCTACAGGGTTGATTGATGGGGTAACAACCAATCCAACTTTGATTAGAAAGAGTGGTAGAAATCCTGAGGAAGTTTATCAGGAGATCAAAGATATTGGTCTCCAAGATATTAGTATGGAAGTCATTGGTGATAAACTTAATATGATTTCTGAAGGTCGTAGACTTGCTAAGAAGTTTGGTAAGGTTGCTACGATTAAGGTTCCCTGCACTCCTAATGGACTTGCTGCTTGTAAAGAGTTGACTAAAGATCATATTAAGGTTAATGTAACTCTTATATTCTCACCAGCACAGGCAATACTTTCTGCTAAGGCAGGAGCAACTTATGTTTCTCCATTTGTAGGTAGAGTAGATGACAATTCGTTTGGTGGGTTGTGTCTGGTAAAGGACATTGCTAATATATACACCAAGCAGAGAGTATTTGATACTCAAGTATTGGCTGCTTCTATTAGAAATGTTAGAGATGTGGGTAGGGCATTTGAGTATGGTGCTCATATATGTACTATCCCTGCAGGAGTTTTTGAGAAAATGTATAAGCATGTTCTTACTGATCAAGGACTAGATCTTTTTGATAAAGATTGGAGTCATGTAGTTCAGTAAATACATATATACGAAGTAAAAGCTGCTGGAGAAGTTTAATGAACAAAGTTAAAGGAGCATTCGACAAGGTAGTTGAATGGGATAAGGCACTTATTAAAAAGTGTCAGGACAAATGGGGATTAACAGACTATCAAGTAGTTTGTATTTCGTTTGCTAAGGGATTTGTTATCGGTGCTATTCTTTTGTAATTAATTGGTATTACTACAATGATGATTGGAAATTTAGAACCAGAAGAGAAAGTAATGGAATCAACGCCTATGAACTTTACGGTTTATTCTAGACAAGGATGTCCTTATTGTGTTAAGGTTGTTCAAGTATTACAGCTTGCTGAATTAAAGCATGTGGTTTATGAATTGGATAGAGATTTTGATAGAGAAGGTTTTTATGGACAATTTGGTCGGGGTTCTACTTTTCCGCAAGTAGTTCTAAATGGTGAAAACCTTGGAGGTTGTACGGAAACTGTTAAGTATCTTCAGGAGAATAGTTTGGTCTGATGAGGGATGACTTTGACACTGTATATGATATGATAGAACATGCAATTGATTATGCATTTACTAAAGGTAATATGCAACTTAAATTTTATGAGTTTCTAAAGTATCGTAAGACAACTAAGCATGAAGTGGATGCTTTCATTGAGAGTTCTACTGCTGCTGAGTTAAGTGATCTTGTATTGCAATTGGAAGAGTATATTAAAGGAGGGCGAGACAGTGAGCATCAACAATTGCGTGAGGCATATCATCATATCCCTAAGCCTCAGGCAAGGAAGATAAAAAATTATTTGTATAGCATCTTAGAAGATGCGTGGAGGTATTCTCATGATAGAAGGCGAGGAAGACGAAAAAAAGGATCTAAATAATGACGAACCTCATCTTAATAGAGGGGTGGAATTATTATTACGAAATAGGAGGAAGAAGCTAGATTACCCCAAAACACTCCAAATAAAATTTGGAAATATGATTTCTTTTTTTAATAGAGAAATTGTTTTTCACTTTAATTTTTATTTGGATATTAGAAAAAAATAAAACTCTGGAGAAATGCCATGGAAACGACCATAGTAACACTAACTTTGAGCACAGTAGTTTCATTTCTTGCTTTATTAGTAGGAGGTATGATAGGATGGTTAGCAAGACAGCATCATTTAGAGCAGCAGTATGTTGCTTATACACATCCAGAGATGTTTGATGAACACGGGAATGTAGTTCCTGATGAAATTGTAGCAGTTCGATTTGAAAACAATTATGACACCGATGAAGACGACGAAGACTAAACTTCCACCCAATCCATTCATGCATGAGATTTTGGAATTAGTGAGTAAACAAAGATCAAAAGCTAAGAAAGTAGAAGTTCTGCAGGAATATGCCACAGATGCTTTAAAATCTATTCTTATTTGGAATTTTGATGATACTGTAAGATCTCTTATTCCTGAGGGAGATGTTCCTTATGAGAGGAATGAAGTTCCTGTTGGAACAGATCACACGTCTTTAAGGAGAGAGTGGAAGCAATTATATCATTTTGTTGAGGGTGGTAATTCTAAGTTGAGTACTTTGCGTCGGGAAACTATGTTTATTCAAATATTGGAAGGACTTCATCCTGAAGAAGCAGAACTTTTATGTTTGGTTAAAGATAAAAGATTGAATGAGAGGTATAAAGTTACATATGATATTGTTGCTCAAGCCTATCCTGATATTGAATGGGGAGGTAGAGGGTGAGTGTAAATGTTGGTGGTAAAGAAATAAAAAGAGGAGACAGTCAAGTGGCTGAAGAAGAAAAGAAAGAAGAGGAAAATAAAATTAATCCCTCTGATTATTCCTGCCAGATTTTATTAGAGAAAACTACCCTTGCGAAAGCTAAGGATAGATCTCTTCCTAGGGATGGATATCTGGTATGGTATAATGTAGAGGGGAAGGAGTTGTTAGATGTAACTCGTTCGGGAAAACAATCTAATATTTTTGATATGTATTATGATAGATATGGAAAAGAATTAAAGAGAATTGAATGGGGATATGGAACAATTAATCCTTCGCAGTGGGGGTATAAGCAAGCTGAGAAAAAGAAGAAAAGAAAATGAGTGATAAACTGAGAGATCAAGTGAATGAAATCATTCGTGATGAGATTCAGGATGTTATTAATGATTATGTAGATTCTTCAGAACAGGAGGCTGGCGGTCTTGGATTTGTTAAAAAAGATGATGAAGAATTAAAAGTTAACATTCCTAATGATGAAGTAGATAAACTTATTAAAGAATATAAAAAGATTAAAAAAAAGCAGAAGTCTAATCTTAATCAGGTAAGACTTCTTGATAGACATGGAAAGCCATTGAAATGAGTATGAAGGAGATTGGTCTGAAGATTCAATTCTATTATCCAGAGGGTGATGATAAGAAATTTCAGAAGCAAGTGCCTTGGACTGATGATGAATGTATTTTAATTTGTTTGGATAATTGTAGGAATATGGCTGGAATGGATAGGAAGCAAGTGGAGCGTCTCATTAAAGAAAGAATAATTCCTAAACTAAAACCAGGTGAGAAGAATAATGTAGAAGTTAAATCATTTAATGGTATTAGTGTTACTTTATTAGGTGGAGCATTGGGGGAAAGTTATAGAAAGGAGTGGACGCAAGATCAGCTAAATCAATATGAGGAGTATCTTCAGGAGGACTAAAAAATGAGGATAGGGGTTATGTGCAGTGGCAACGGCACAAACTTTGAGAATATTGTTAGGACTTGTAGAGAGGATGAAGTTGTGGTTATGGTCCACAACAAAGAGAAGTGTGGTGCTGCCAAGAGATCTGGTAAATTGGGTATACCATATACTCATATTAAGAGTAAGAATGAAGAAGTGATAATTGATGTAATGAAAGCATGGAAGGTTGATCTTATTGTTCTCGCTGGTTGGATGAGAATAATATCACCTAAACTTATTAATGCATTTCCAGATAGGATTATTAATATTCATCCATCATTACTTCCAAAGTATAAGGGACTGCATGCTGTGGAACAGGCTTTAGAGAGTGGTGATGATACCACTGGGTGTACCGCCCATTATGTGACAGAAGAACTTGACTCTGGTGATATAATATGTCAAGCTGAAGTTCATATCTTTCCCCATGATACGGTTCAGTCTTTAACTAAAGTTATTCAACAAAGAGAATACGAAATTTTACCTAGAGCAATTGAAAATGTTAAGCAAAGATTACAGGTTACGTCTTACTGAGATATGTTGTAGGATGAAACTTGATCGTCCTGTGACTTTAGCAGAGAGGATATGGGTGCAGAAACTTTGTGAGGCAAACAAACATGCAGCTGGTATAGCAGAGAGATTGCAATGAAAAAATCTGAGGAAGAGATGGAAAACGAATTTCAAGAAAAGGAAAAAATGAGATCCTTTAAAGAAGAATGTAGTTCTGTTAGATATGATAGTAGAATATATGGTATTAAATTTTGGGATGAAAATGGTAAAGGAAGGATAGTTAAAGGAAAGAAGATTTATAAAAATTAACAATTTTTTGTATCAGTCTTATACCAAAATGTAGTAACTGATACACATTTGACTATATACTATACTATGTGTTACAATGCACATATCGTTCACCTCATTAGAGGCGCAAGTAAGTCGCGGAACGGAGCGTTCATCTTATGTTTAACTTGCTACTACCAGTTCTAATTGCTTCTACATCTACAGGACTCATGTCATGTGAGGACTATAATTGGCTGAAGGCGGATATGAAATTCCCCGATGTCAGTGAAAAGTTGAAGCAAGAAATAGTGGAAACACTTAAGGACGGAACTGATCCTGCATGTTTTAAATCATAGGACGCAAACGATTAAAGGAACGGGCCTTAAAATCCAACTACTTTAGGAGTAAAAATCATGGCAAAAGTCACTTACAGGGGTATCAAATATGATACCAATGATAGCAAAAGCTGTCAGAAGCATGTCTCTGAACTCGTTTACAGGGGCATTAAGCATACAGAGTCTAAGACTGTGTGTGCGCGGTGAGCTGAATCTTACTTGATTTAAAAGCAGGGTCTTTACACCCTGCTTTTTTTGTATTATAATTAAATGGAAAAGGGCTGTTATGGACAAGGAAAAATTAAAACTTATTGTTCGGAACATGAAGTCTCTTGTAGATGCATTAGAATCTGAAGTTCATTCGGATGTTGAGGCATATAAGTATGAGACTTACAAAGAGTTAACTCCACAAATTGCTGATTACGATGAGGTCTTTGATGACGACGACGGATACCCCGATTAAATTAGTCAGTGTTACTCCTGATGCGGAGAAGCACATGGCTTATGTTGCTCGCGTGAGTAACCCTAAGAATCAAGACAATGATAAGTTTGCCGGTCTGTTAAGGTATTGTATTAAGCATGGGCACTGGAGCGTCTTTGAGCAAGCCCATATGACGGTAGAGATCAATACTACCAGAGGCCTTGCTGCACAGATCCTACGGCACCGCTCCTTCACCTATCAGGAGTTCTCTCAGAGGTATGCTGATAGTAGTTTGTTGGATGAGACTATACCTATTCCTGAACTGAGAAGGCAGGATGAGAAGAATCGTCAGAATTCTACAGATGATTTGGATCCCAAACTTATACGTGATTATCGTATAGGAATTCAAAAACATTTTGAGAATGCCATGTGGTTGTATAAAGATATGTTAGCTAATGGTGTTGCCAAAGAGTGTGCTCGATTTGTATTACCTCTTGCTACTCCTACCCGACTTTATATGACTGGTAGTATTCGATCATGGATACATTATATTGATTTGAGGTCTGCACATGGCACTCAGAAGGAACACATGAACATTGTAGAAGCAATAAGATGTCTTTTTATATGTCAGTTTCCAACTGTTGCTGAGGCACTTGGATGGGAACTTCAGAAGGATTGTCCAGAGTGTGAAGATGCTCCTTCTATCCTTATTAACTAAATACACATAAACATTATTAAGAATTGTATGCCTACCTATCCTGTTATTAACAAAGAAACTGGTGAACAAAAAGAAATTAAGATGAGTATTTCTGAGTGGGATCAGTGGAGAAAGGAAAACATTGATTGGGATCGAGATTGGTCGGATCCCACTACAATGCCTGGAGTTGGAGAAGTTGGAGAGATATATGATAGATTGATAAAATCTCATCCTGGATGGAATGATGTTCTTTATAAAGCATCCAAAGCTCCTAAGTCTAATGTAAGACCAATTTAATTTTATGCCACGTAAAAAGAAAACAGATCAACCAATAGGTGTCGGAATGACGGCAAAGCAGATGAAAAGAAAGAAACCAATTAATAGTGATATGTTGAGGGACATAGAACCCCTCACTCCTAATCAGCAACTTTTATTTAATGCATATGCAGAAAATAAAAATATTGTTGCCTATGGTTGTGCTGGTACAGGTAAAACTTTTATTACACTTTACAATGCACTTAAAGATGTCCTGGACCCAGAAACTCCTTACGAGAAAATATATATTGTTAGGAGTCTTGTTGCTACTAGGGAAATTGGTTTCCTTCCTGGTGATCATGAAGATAAGTCCACACTTTATCAGCTACCTTACAAGGCTATGGTGAAGTATATGTTTGAGATGCCCACAGAAGCAGATTTTGGGATGCTTTATGGAAATCTTAAAGCACAGGATACTATTGACTTCTGGAGCACCTCATTTATTAGGGGAACAACTTTTGATAAGTCTATTATTGTAGTAGATGAATATCAAAACTTGAATTATCACGAACTTGATAGTATAATGACAAGAGTTGGTCAAGACTCAAAGATTATGTTCTGTGGTGATGCTACTCAGACTGACCTTACAAGGGAGAATGAGAGGAATGGTATCGTTGATTTCATGAGGATTCTTCGTCTGATGTCATCCATGGAAGTCATTGAGTTTGGAGTAGAAGATATTGTTCGCTCCGGATTGGTCAAGGAATACATTCTTGCTAAATTAGAACTTGGTTTATGACCTTTAATCATTGTAATTATCTTGGTGACATTGAACTTACTAAAAAAGAGACACCAGGTTGCCGACTTTATCAACTCCCAGATGGCAATTGGGTTCCTTCTATCACTTCAGTTACTGGTTTCTATAACAGAGAAATTTTTGTCAAGTGGAGGAAGAGGGTCGGTATTGAGGAGGCGAACAGGATCACGAAGAAAGCCACCTCGCGTGGTACGGATTTCCATGAAGCGGCCCAAGCGTATTTGATGAACTTGGAGATGGATTGGGGGGAATTTAAACCACTCACTAAGTTTATGTTTCATCATGCTAAGCCATATCTGGACAAGATAAATAATATACATGCTATAGAAAGAACCCTTTACTCCGAGTACCTTGGTCTTGCTGGAAGAGTTGATTGTATAGGTGAATATGAGGGTGAATTAGCAGTAATAGATTTTAAAACATCTGAAAAGATTAAGCCTGAGAAATGGTTGGAAAACTATTTTGTTCAGGAGACTTTTTATGCTGCTGCTTACTACGAACTAACTGGTATCCCTGTTAAAAAACTCATCACCTTAATGGTGACACCTGGTGGTGAAGTAGAGGTATTTGACAAAAGAAACAAAGGGGATTATATTAAGTTATTAGTGAGATATATTAAGAAATTTGTATCTAACAATACTGGGGCAGAGAATGGCCGAGAATGAATTAGAAAAGGTATTGGAGAGTAAGTTCTTCTGTCCTGCTCGTTTTGCAGAAGAGATTGAAAAGCTTGTGTTGGCTAATAAGGAGATGAATTATATTGATGCTATTGTTCATTTTTGTGAACAAAATAGTCTTGATTTAGAATCGGTTCCTAAACTTATATCTAAACCATTAAAAGAGAAGATTAAATGTGATGCACTGGAGTTAAACTTTATGAAGAAGACTTCTCGTGCTAAACTTCCTGTCTGAGGGG